ATGGAAGTTTGATTACTTCACATGGATCCACCCTCGATTCAGCCTCACTCTTCGAGAGAAGAGTCGGGAAGGGATCGAGCTACGACCAGTATGCTCCAAGGAACATACTGACTCGAGAACGTGATTCCAATCACAATGCTTGAGGCTTTCCTCAGGCAACTCGAGGCGCCAGACGGGACTGTGGTACCACTGATAATCACGATGCCAATAGGCATCGCGAAAAACCAGTGAGTCACAGAATGAAAACTCAGCGATTCCGCCATGGTTAGGGTTGTTCGTTAAGAACAGGTCCCTACCATAGCGAGATCGAAAGCGTTCACGTAGCGTCTGGTATGTCATAGATGCAGCCTCTTCGTATCCGGCCATGCGCAAGCGCATAGCCATATCCGAAAGAGACTGCAATCCCTGAACGTGTTCGGCATCTAGTGTGGTCTTCCAACGAACTGGGGTAACGTCAACGCCATTATAGGCGTCAACGCCACAGGATTCGCGAAAGGCCCCTCGCCAGAAGGATTTTGTCCTATTGACGAGCAGACCGAAGCTTTCGAGATCGTCAATGACGAACTCGGCGCACTCGGATGGGACTATGATGTCATCACCGAACACATATACATCGCCGGGTTGATGAAACCCACGGCGCTGTAATGATGCTACACATATGGCCCAGAAGACTAAACTCTGGACAGGAAACGTAGTTGCGTTCCCCATCGGAGCGTAGCTGTGCAAATCACCCTTTAACAAAGGTTGGTTCCCTTGTCTCGGAATGAAGAACTTCTGAGCCCGACAACACCCGAATGCCTTGTACTTTGATCCAAAAAGGATTTGTACAAGGACATCCGATATCCGGTCGGACGCCTCTTTCATATCTAGAGTGGCATAACGCCTATCTAGACTTGAAGATAAAGCAATCCTTCCGTTAACAGACTGATCATCAAAATGGATGTGACCTCTCGGCCACGGACCAGGTTGATGCCGATAGAGCGCAATTGTGCGCTCTAGTTCCCGTCGAATGCCCTGCTGAATCCAAATGGACTCAGAGGGATGAACACATATGAGGCGAGGACCCCTGCTGTCTTTTGGGACAGCAATGAGTTTAGCCTCTATGAGTTCACGATAGTCGGTACTATCCCAGCGAGCAAGTTGATCCCTGTTGTAAAACAAGGAATACCAGTCGCTGTACGGGTACATAGACTCTATGGTAGAGTAGATGTACGTCCACTTCTCTTTCGAGGTGGTAACCGCACCGGGCCCGTGAGATGGCGTAATAGCCTTCTCGCGAAACCGATATAGTACTGACTGAACGTGACGACGAACGGTATTGAGGAGTGAAGGCGAGAGCCTCGAAAGGCTATTGCCAAACTCCCTAACACCACGGTTAGTTTCAAGAAAATCTTGAAACGATTTTTCAGTTGTTTGCTTGTCATGTGTAACGTAGGCCTTATAGCAGAACAGCAGAAGCTGACGAAGAAGACGCAGTTTTGTCGGATCCATAACGGATCCGCCTGCTAATCTCCTCAGCCATTTTGGGAAGGTGTCAAGATCGGGATTCCTCCCAGTCTCAATACAACCCAAAACATGCTTCTCTAGCTTAGGTGCCTCATGGAGACACCATTGCAGCCCTTCATAAGATCCTCGTATTTCAGAGTATCCGCTGATGCGAGCCACATCTGCCAGCAGACTAATATATGTGCGTTCAATCGAATGCATATTACATGGAGTACCACGTAGCCTGGCCATTCTTACGAAGATAGAGATCCGCAAGGATCGTCTAGCTTCCGCCTCATCAAGAAAACGAGAATTACTTCTCGTCGTTCAAGATGTCCTCAATATGATCAGCGTCCGCGATCACTGCACGAGCCGTCGCCACAAGAGTGGTGATTGAAGCTCCAGCAGCAGTCGACGGAACTTGAAATGTGAACGAAAACGAAGATATAATCTTCGCGTTGTTCACATCCAGATCATGACGCTCAACGCGACAAGTATAACGTTTCCCCGCGATTTTAGTCGTGGAGTCAACGTAATCTTGGCTGCGAATGTACATCACGTCCGGGGTATTAATCCCGCGCGCAATGGACTGGCGTTTGGATTCGTCCTTGTTGTCGTAAGACTTTACAAAGACGATTGAGTTGTAGGTTTGGTCGGCATCCATGGTATTTTATTGTTGTGGTTGAAGCAAGATAGGAAACCCGGTTAGTCCAAAGGACATCACCGAGTCTTTATCTTATCCGCCTCCTTTGCAGGAGACGGATGAGTTTGTTAAACCCGCTGTGGTATTGGAGAACGGCTCAGGGTAGTATCGCTGCACTGTTCGTGCGGCGTCTGCCTCAAGCTGAAGTTTCTCTTTTCCATTAGCATGATGATTAAAGTAGGAGACCACTTGGTCAACTACTCGAATCTCATCTACAGTGAGATCTTTTCTGCAAAACGCCTCAATAAATGAGACGCTAGCAAAGCAGATTTCATTAGCGCCCCATCCCGGCGACAGCAAGAACGCTTTAAGCGCGCTGGCTGTAACTGGGCGTCGGTTGTCTAACGCACTAAGTTGTGCGCTAGACGGCTGAGGAGAGATCCTCATACCGGCTAAGGGACTAACAGGTTTAACATTAGACTTTGATGATTTCGACATTGTCGTTATCCTCAGGTTTTACACCTATCTTTTAATCACCCGATTCGCACCAGTGCGCGCGAGCGCCTGAGTGATCAAAGCTACCGAAATGGCAGCTTGATTTTTTCCGAAACGGGGCGTCCAGTTCGGCATAGCCGAACCAGACGCAAGAGACCGGTCGTAGTGATTGCACTCGACTGTACACGAGAACCGATTGAGAACGCCGCCACAAGGACTTTTAACGTCCAATGTAGCGTCGGCCGCAACCGCGTAGCTATGCGACCTAGTGAATGAATGAATCTCATAGGGAGAATACCCTAAGAGGTTGTCCACTGCACTAAGGGCACCTCGTACGTCAACAAACCAATCCACAACAAAGGAGAAAGGAACTAACTCCCATGCTAGACTGGCCGGTGATGTAGAGAACCGTGACATTACAGCATCCGCAGTCTTAAAGACTGAAGAA